ATGGTGATGGCACCTTTTCTGTTTCTTATCCTGATCCATCTGTTTCAACTGGTGTTTCAGATGGTTTTGATTATTTTATTCAGTATTACCCTGGCTATTATTCTTCTCCATCTGCTGCTTGTTCGGGAACTTTGTCATTGGTTCAGGCTAATAATGCCTCATCAACTGTTACCCTTGTAGGGGTTACTTCTACTAACTGTGTCTATAGTATTGTTGATCGTTGGGGTAATACTTCTAATGGTCTCAATAATATTCTGAGTCGTAATTCATCCTGTCCTGCGGGTTCGCCAGTTGTCGGCGGTGTCTGCAATGGTGAGGTTCCAAAAATTGAAAAGCCTTTGGATCGCGTCTTTGAAGATAATATTGTTAATAAGCCCTGGGAGAAAAAATATGCAGAAATGGCGGCTTATGCAATCGCAAATGGTATTTATAAAATAGGCGGTGATATTTACACTGATGGTACAAGTTTGGATATAACTGGTCCTTATTCTGTTCCTATTGGTCAAACTATTAGCACATCGCCTGTTAATCTTGTTCCTGGAACAACTACACCAGCTCCAGCCGGTCACACTGGCCCCACTGAGCCCGGCACAGTCACGCAAACCACAACCACCACTGCGCAAAACACTTTCAGGCCTGGTTCTTCAGGTTCTACCGGCTCTGGCAGCTCTTCCGGCCCTGGTGCGTCCATGACCACCTCGCAAAAGACTGAAACCAAAACTAGCATCACCAATAACATTACAAACGTCACTAATATCGTTAACACGGAAACGAAAACAGAAGATAAGCCACCAGAAGATAATGCAACGGATACCCCTTTGGCGGGAATCCCTGAGCTTTATAAGCAAAAATATCCTGATGGCATTTCTGGTGTTTGGAACTCATTTAAAACAAAATTCAATCAAACACCGTTTGTAAATCTCATTCACCAGCTAACCCCAAACATTCCTAGCGGTGGAAGCTGTCCTGCCTGGACAATTGATCTTTCTTGGACTCCTGGCGGCTCAATGGGTGTTTATAGACTGGGCGAGGATTATTGTTTTATCTGGCCCATTCTAAAAATTATTATCATCATTACGGCCCTGTTCACGGCCCGCCGTTTGGTGTTTGGGGGTTGATATGGGCGGCATGTTCACGACCCTTTTTGCAAAGATTGCAGCAGTCGTTAAATGGTTTAGCGACTTGTTTGTCGCCATCTTTGTATCCCTTTGGCACATCCTGACGGATCTCGGCTGCTGGGTGCTTGAGCAGTGCTTGGGGGTTGCGTTCGATGCGGTCAGCGCTATTGATCCTGGCCCCATCTCTGGTGCCATAGGTGCGTTTGATCAGCTCCCAGCAGAGATGATCAACATCCTGATGCTGTTGGGCTTTGGTGAGGCTATGGGCATCATTGGCGCTGCCTTGCTGATTCGCATGGGCTTGCAGCTCATACCGTTTGTGAGGTTGGGCTCATGATTGACTTGCTCGAAGGTATCCCAGGCTCTGGCAAGAGCTATGAGGCCGTGGTCTACCACGTGCTGCCAGCACTCAAAAACGGTCGCAAGGTTGTCACAAACCTGCCCCTCAATGTCGATGCATTTGCCAAGCTGGATGCTCGTTACCGTGACCTTTTGGACATTCGCAAAGCCCCGTTGCCGGTGCTCGGCCGCTGGGATGCGGAGGCCGCAAACCGCAACGAAAATTGCTTTGTCCTGGGCGAGTTTGAAGCCCCGGAGGAAGTCCAAAACCTCGGCATCGTCCCCACGGAATTTGAGACGTTCGAACACCTCGGGCGCCCTGCAATTGCTGCACCAAAAGGTACTCGCCTTTTCGGCCACGTCTGGGACTTCTATGACGATTGGCGCGGCAAAGACAACATCGGGCCGCTCTACATCATTGATGAGTGCCACGTCTCATTTCCCCGAGAAAAGCTTCGCAAAAAGCTGTTCACGCCAGACGATGTGATTGAGTGGTTCAAGCTGCATCGGCACTTTGGTGCTGATGTGCTGCTGATGACCCAGCGCATGCGCTCTTTGGAGGAGGAGATTGCCGGCCTCGCGCAGTTTCACATCAAGGTTCACAAGGCGCATTTCTTGGGCAAGCCTGATGAGTACATCCGTAAGGTCCTGGCCGGCTACCGGGGCGGCGAGGTGCAGGTCAATGAGCGCAAATACATGCCCCAGTATTTCCCGCTCTACAAAAGCCACACCCAGGGCGCAACAGTCGTTGAATCCGGTGCGCGCGACTTGTCGACCACCTACACCAAGCTCCAGAAGTTCCGCAAATGGTTCATGCTGTTTTCGGTGCTGGTCGTTATCTGGGCCGTTTGGATGAACTTCAAGCCAAAGCCCAAGCCCCCGGAGCATGTCCAGCGTTTCCAAAATGCCCTTGCAAATACACCACCAGGTCAAACCTTGGTGGACATAAATCCGGATGGCTCCCCGGTCACCCGCGCAAACACCCCTCCAGTCTCCCAGGCCCAGGCTATACCGGTGCAGCCCCAGGCGCAGACTGTGCCCGAGCAGCCCCCGGCAAAGGACAAGATAGAGCCTCTGGAGGGCAAAACCATGCACCTCGTTGGCTGGATGCACATGCCCAGCAAAGGCACTGTTTACCGGGTGTCGGTTGCTCTTGGTCAGCGCGTGTTCTTCGATACCACCTCGGCAGATCTGGAGAAAGCGGGCTATGAGTTCAAGCCTGTTGCTGAATGCATGGCCCTGGTCACCTGGGATGGCAAAACACGGCCTGTAACGTGTGATGCGCCCATCACCAATGTCGGCACGGAATCGCGCCCGATCGTCATCTCTGATGGGGCAAATGCCAAGGTCACGAAGGGTGCAGGCGCGCCCGGCCCGGTTGCACCTGCTGCTGCCGATGATTACCCGCACCCACTGACTGCCGCTGCAAAAACGGCCCAGCTCGTCAAAGCTGGCGCACTTTAGACCCAGGCCGACAGGCCCATGGCTGCAATTTGACGCATCAGGTTCGGGCGTTGAATGGGTGCAGAAAAGTCCAGCTCAATCAGATCGGCGCGCACTGCCTGGCGAAAGGCGCGCGCGCGGCTTTGCGCGTCCTTCCACCATTGGGGAATCGACTTGGCTGCCGGCTCGACGCGCAGGCCCACGGCCTTCACCACGGCTGCGATGTGGGCGCGAAACGCACGGCCTCGGCGCGTGGTGGGGCGCTTGGTGTTCCACACAGGCTTGCCCAGGCGCAGGGGCAGTTGCAATGCCATTGCCTGGGGGAACTTGAGGAAATTTGCTGCTATCGCCATCTCACACCGCCTTTCTGAAATGCACCGGGGCCGTAGATTCTTAGCCGGTTCAATTTGGATCTGTACGCCTTGAACCTGTCCTTACCTTGCACCGTCCGCCGTGAGTTCCTGAGCCGTGAGGATTAGCGGTATCAGGGTTCAAACACGGAACCCGGAAGCTTTGTAAAGCGAAGCTTTATGAATACCGGGTGCAGTGTTTGAAAGCGCGTAGCGCGTCCCTGATTTAGCGTTCCGGTAGGCGAAGGAAATCACGGCAGGTGCTAGGGCGAGAAGGTCGAAGGCGGACGGATGCCGCGCGGCGAGCGCCCCCAGCTGCGCAGCAGCTCAAGCTGGTTGACTTTTGGTTTTGGTGTTTTGAGCCCCTTTCCCTATGATCGCGGCGTAGAGGAGGGGAGACCATGGGTATTCAGGACCGCGACTATTGGCAAGACTGGAAGCGCGGAAACGAGGGTGAGGGCCCTTACAGGAAGCCGTTCCCGGGTGGTTCTGGTGGATCTGGGCAACCATCACGGCGCTTCAAAATCATTGATGAGGTTCGTGCGCCTGTGCGTCGGCAATCGCAGCGGCCACTGCCTCAGACTGACCATGTTCCTGAAGTGCTTTTGAAAAAGCTCACGTACCTTGCCGTTTTCGTTGCACTTGTTGTTGCAGCCATGCTTGCTTATCGCTGGTACGCGCTGCATCAGTTGAATCAGAGCATGCTGAGGCTCATGAATGACGTTCCTAAGGCAATGACGGCGCCGATTCAGCAGTCTTTGCAGGTGCAGTCCCAGTCCACGCACCAGGTCGAAGAGCGCCGCAAACAGTTGGCACTAGAGCGTGATTTAGAGATGCAGCGCGCCATTGCCCGCCAGGAATTGAAAGATCGCCTGGACCGGGAGCATGCAGAGCGCGTCAAAAGGCGTAATGCAGCCTGGGAGCGGTTCTACCAGCCTTCGCATGAATGCCGTCGGGATGCAACGGTTGAATGTGCGAATGCATTTATCCGTGCTCAGCGGGCTTTCAGCGAGCAGTACAAGGACTAGCGAACGTCAAAGATCGGACTGTTGGCTGCCTTGTCCGCCTCGGCCAGTGCCTTTTCAAGCTCAAGGATTTGGCGTTGCAGCTTCGCAATCTGGCGTTTGAGCATCGCGTTTTCCTGAAACTGGAGCCTTCCCCAGTTCACGGCATCGCAGTTTGCAGCTGATTGGCCCCATGTGGACTCCCAAAACAGGGCCAACATAACCACACGCGGCGCTTGGCCTTTGCTGCGGTAGCTGCCCAAAGTTCGAGGCGAAATGTCGAGGAATTTGGCCAGATCAGCATCGTTGCGCCCGATGTTGTCCAGCAGCGAATGGAGGTGCGGAAGTTGTGCGGGTCTAGGTGCTCGGAACAT